GTCATCACATCAGCTTGAGGTTCTACAATGGTAGAGTCAGGCTTTGTTGATGATACTGGTTTGCTTGCCAAACCTTCGGTGATAGTACTTACAGTTGCATTGGTCTTCTTTTTAGCAACTGATCCACCGGTATTAATTGATTCGGCCAAAACGGTGTATGCCAACTTGACTTCACGAATATTCTTAGTCAAGTCGAAAGTGTTGATAATCTTCAACTTTTGATCTTCGGTAAGAGCCTTACCTTTGAACAACTTGTTGGTGTAAAGCAACTTAGCATTCAACAAATTGGTTTCGGCTAAAACACCCTTCAAATACTTGACGGTGTTTACGTGTTCACCCAATTGGTTCTTCAATGCTTCGTTTTCTTCGTTAATAGCTACTAGAGCTTCTGCCATTTCTTCATAAGTTACATCAGACTCAGATGGTGATGGAACTTGACCTGGAACTGGAGCAACAGGTGCGGCTGGAACAGCGGCCATTGGATCAACCGGAGCAACTGGTGCTGCTGGAGCTGCTGCTGGAACTGCGGCTGGATCAGCTGCTTCATCTTCCATTTCCAATTCAGCTAGAAGTTCATCTAGATTTACTTCTTCGCCTTCGGAAACGGTTTCGTCAACCTTTTCCTTGTCGTCGTCTTCTTCTTCCTTTTCTTCACTAACGACTTCGCCTTCAAGTTCAGCTAGAATTTCATCTAGTTCTTCGCTGGTTACTTCTTCGTCACCTGCACCGGCTTCTTCTTCCAACTTTGCGTCAAACTCTTGTTTGCCGGCTGGAGTTGTACTCTTGTTAGCAGAAGTAGATGGTTTAACAGGATGTTGCTTAGAAGCTTCATTTCCCTTTTCTCCACCAATCTTTGAAGTTGACAAGTTTTCGTCAACTTGGTCTTCGGCTGCTGGTTCGTCTGTCATTTCTTCCTTGAGTTTTTCTGCGAACATTTCTTTCATGCTCTTAGCAAAATTTTCCTCAAGAAAGGTCTTTGCATTGGCAATTGCTGTTTCACGAACAGCCTTTGCGTCTGCGATGCTTTCCTTTAATAGATCGCTCATATAATATTACTATCCTTTCTTATTTGTAGACATCAAATGATTGATGTATTTGATAAATAAATATAATTAAAAATCGTCAGATGTTAAAAAAAATGATATTTATTGTATATGCCAGCACAAAGTGAAAAGCAAGCAAGACTATTTAGATTAGTACGTGGATTACAAAAAGGTGATGTGAAACCAAGCAAAGTATCTCCACAAGTACGAAAAATGGCTAGTAGTATCAAACCAAGTAGTGTAAAACATTTCACAAAGGTAAAAGAAATCATCAACAGATTAAAAGAAGAATCTGAAGTTCAAGGAGCTGAATATACACTAAGTAAAGCAAAAGAAATTACCGACAAACCATTTGATCAAGTTTTAAGAGAAAACGTCGGTGTTCCATTTGATGAAAAAGAATTGTTAACATTTCAATCAAAGCAAAATGGTTTTGCTGGATTTGGTAAAACAAACTTTGTACATAAAAGAAGCACCAGAGAAGTTTCCGCTGAAGTACAAAGTAATGACTCTACCAAAAAGTTTGTGTTCAAGAAATTAACCAACAATCAAAACAAAGGATTTTATAACTACGCTTGTTTTGTTAGAATACTATCAAATGATTCTGATGAACCAAAAGATAAAGTATTTTACACTTTGAGTAGCATATTTGAAGACGATGATGGTACGGAAAAAACAAAAATCCTAGCAGATTTTATAGATAGAATTAACTCATATGGCCTATAATTACAACCCAAATTTTAGTAAACACATGGAAATTAGTAAAAGCAACACTAAGTTCTTAAAGCAACTCAGAAACAATGAAAACTTTAATTACAAGCCTACTACCATGAAGATGAGAAATTTTCTAAATAACGAACAAGAAGAAATTCAAAAGTATAAAATCGCTGATATTGATCATCCAAATGGTTGGGCATTCAACGAAATTGACACTTTGGGTCATATGGGTTTCAAGATGGATGATGATTATGAACTATCTTGTGAAGTAGAAATTCCAAGCTTAGAACTAGAAGATCATAAACAAACTATTAAGGTATATAAAGAAGAAGACGGGTATGTTTTGGAAACATCCCGTCGTTATGTATTTGAAACCTTTAATAAACTGATTGAATACATTGATAGTATTCCAACCAGAATTTTTTAATTGACTTGATCGATATCTCTTGAAGAAGCAATACTTACTGAATCTGGTCTACCTTGTACTTGATAAGCTTGTGGAGCTTCTGTAATTGGATCTGCGATTTCAAAGTAACGTTCCAACTTCATACCAATTTCTTCGTACAACATTTCAAGTTGTTTTTCAACACCCTTGATCTTGTGTGCTTCTTCATACAACTTACCAGCCATCTTCTTGACATCTTTCATGTCACGTTCGATCATCTTGGCTTCCATCCATTCGTTACATTCTTTGATGGCATAACGTTCAGCTAGATTAACAGCTTCCATAATTTTGGTTGCTGTTTCATAAACGGATTCGGCTTTTAATGCACCACGATATTCGTTATATGCTTTGATTGTTTCATATAACTTTTTCTTTTCTTCTTTGGTTAGAGGAGAATAAGCAACTTCTGTGGAATTTTCTACTAAATGTTTTAGCTTGATCATATGAATATAAATATTGTTTAAAATTACAATTCAGAAAGAATATTATGAATTAATCTTTCTACATTGCTATATGGGTTGATGATTATTTTTTGATCAACACTTTCATTGATCTTTCCTTGAGGATACATGAATGCACCTTGTGTACTTGGATTGCTTACAAAGTCGAACGCAATTAAATCAAAATCATCTTGTACAACATCAGCACCTTCTCTCATGTCTTTCTTTACACTACCAAGACCACGACTACTGATACCCAATAGAATTCCAGATTGTAATAAATCTCTCAAAATATTACCACTTGGGGTAGGTAAAATTTCAACGGTGCCAACTAGATCCTTACCATCCCATCCCATATCTACGATGTTGTGACTAACATTCTTTAAGTTAACAACAGAGGATTCTGGATGATCTAGTTCACCCATAGCACGACGTTGTTTAACAAAGTTGTCCATATATTTTGCGGCTTCACGCTTTAAAATATCTTCTGGGTATACACGGCCATTTTGATTCTTTGCATCAGCACGTTGTAAAACACCATTAACAAGAAGTTTTCCATCCTTCAATGATTCGTTTAGTGATGTTTTCTTAAATTCAAAAGGTAATATGTCGATTAGAATTTGTTTCATATTAAGCAGTAGGTTGAGATTGTGGTGGTTTTTCACCAGCGGTTTGTGCAGCTGCGGGTGGTTCTTCAGATGTCACGTTATTTGCAGATTGTGTTGCAGCTTGTTTATTTGGATCAACCAATGCTTTAGATTTAGCTATTTGATATTGATCTTTAGGTTTGACATCTGCTTTTCCTAAAATTTTGATTTTGAAGCCTGGCTTGATAAAGAATTTAGCAGTCTTTTGTTTGCTTTCTTCACGACCTATAATTACAATAACATATCGATCATAATAATAATCAATTTGTACACCAGTTACGTTGATCGTATAATCAGCTTCAGGTTGTTTATATCCCTTACTAGCTCTTACAACAATCTTTTTATCTAAAATAGAATCTTGTATTTTCTTTTGAAGATCTACTTTTAGTTGTTCAGTACTATTCTTCAATTTGGAATCAAAATCTGTAAAGTCCGGTTGTACATCATATGATTGTAAATTAACATCAACGGGAGCCTTAGGGGTAGGAGCAGGTGCTGTTGGAGCAGTTGGTGCGGGTTGTGCTGTTGGAGCAGGTTGTGCAACAGGTTGTTGTTCGGCTTCGTTCTTTAATTTATAAAGCAAACCACCAACTCCCTCTTTACGCATTTGTCTAACAAGTCTATTTGCGTGTTCAGTAACAGGCAATATTCCTTGTTCGTGACCTGCCAATGCTGGATCTAATTCTGGATCTCCGTGTTGTACCAAACCATTTGAGTCTTTATATGTAGGAACTGGTTCAATGTTTTGAGCAGGAGTTACATATGCTGGTTCACTATACATTTGATTTTCTAAAGCATAGCTGGGATTCTTTTTTACAGGTTTTGCTAACTTAAATCCGAATTGTGTAGCAGCACGAACATTACCAGGAGACTTTTTATTGGAACTAAATGCAAATGGTGTCATTACACCAGGAACGCCTGATGTAGTACTAGCTTCATTCTTCTTCTTTAATTGGGCATCTACCTGCTTTTTTACTTTTTCACGGGTTGATGGTGAAATCTTATCGGCGTGTGCTTGTAACCACGCATTATATTCTTGTTTAGAAATACGAGCCAATTCGCTATCTCTATAATATTGAGCGTATTTTTTTACAATATCTCTAAATGGATCGCCTGACTCTTTAAGAAGTTTTTTCATTTTGAATCTTTTTCAATTCTTCGACCAACTCATATGCGGTCAAAAGAGATGTAAGTTGATTTTCCTTAACCAATCCTACAATATTTTTGCTTGAAAGTTGGGTTATAGTCTCATTCAATTTGATCTTAATAACTTCGTTACTATTAATTGATGAAATATATTCCTTCAAAATCTCAGAAACTCTCTTATACTCTACATTTACAAACTCGGTAAACTTATTGGTATTTGATACGTTTGTAATATATTCTTTCAACAAACGCTTTTGATCTGGCAACAAGTTACTATACTTTTTATTGAAATTTTCAATTAGGAACTTATAAGCCAATAATCTAACTTCGGCTGGTTGACTATCATAAATGTCTAGTGGTTGTGAATCACTCTTTTTATCTTTAGTCAAACTCTCAATAACACATTCTCTGGCTTCTAATAACTCTTCAACGCCAAACTTTACTTCATTTAAATTTTGATTTTCAAACAACTTGTAAACTGATGCATAAAGTTTATAATTTGGAATCTTATTCTTTAAGAACTCATCGATGTTATATTGTTCTTTAATCTCTTTAACCAAGTTATATTTTTGTTTATTTAATTCACGAGCATCAATCTTGGAACGAGTTTGCAATACAACATCAAGAATACGGTCAGCAGTCTGTGGATTTTTAGAGCATTGTGATGCGATAAAGTTGTATAATTGGAACTCTTTACCCAACTCCACTGACTCGTTGAAGTATTTGAACATTAAATTTTTTGTGAATGTTTCATCACGCCCGGCCAAAATATCAGACGTTATTTGTCTGGTAAGTAATTCAAATAGCACGCCGCTATTTTTAAACTTTGAATGTTTCGCTTTCTTATGCATAAGTTCCAATTAAATATAAATATAAGTAGAATTTAAAAATAATCACTATTTATACTATTCTTTATTCTTTTATGTTTGTTTCGTCCATGAACGAAGGTTTACCTTGTGATTCCTTTAAAATATCTTTGTGACCATTAAATGCTTTCATCAATGATGAAATAGATTCAAGTGACAAAGGAGACTTGTTTTTATATTTATGAGTTGGAGATAAATCGACATCTCGGTTGTTTTCTAACTCACCGAGTGGATCTTCTCCGAAAGGATATTTTCTAGCATCTTTTCTGCCAGTTTGATCTCTTTTCTTTTCTGTGAGTGGAGGAGTACCACCCGATTCAGCACCACCTGCGGCTGCACCTCCAGATTCGGCACCGCCACCTGTTTCTCCACCACCGGCTTCAGCACCACCACCAGTATCAGCACCACCAGTGTCTCCACCACCAGATCCGCCTGATCCGCCTGATTCTTCACCCTTTGATTTCAAGAAATTTAAAGCTGGATCATTACCTTCTTCTTCGATTTGCTTAAATCTATATGTTCCCTTAGCATCATCAATAAGTTGCTTTTGTAGATTAATCATGTCTTGATCAGACATACTAAATACGTTTTCATAAATCCACTTCTTACTAAACAACTTTTGTTCTTGCATGTCTTTACTAACTTCAACCTTACTCTTCCAAACATCAATCTTTTCTTTTTCAAAGATTGTAGATGGATTGGTCAATTCTAATGTAAAGTCAACGAGTGATTCATCACGATATCCTTGAGAATATAAATGAATAACCGCAATCTTGTTCAATTCACTAACAATAATTCTTTGAATACGTTGAATTGTACGTGCAAAACGAATATCTTCAGCTGCAAGTGTAGCCTTACCACTTAAACTTTCGTCATAACCCAAGAATGCCTTTGGAATCTTGAGTGCCGCCATCATCTTGTTACGTAGATATTCGATATCGTCTGTTCCAGTCCATTCAAGACCTGGCAAATTACTAATATCGGTACCACTATCACCACCACGTACTGGTAAGAAAAAGTCTTCAACCATGTTTTGTAGGTTGAAACGTAGGTTGTAATCGCCAGTAGCTTGGTCCAAATATGGAGTCTTTTTCATCTGTGCGATAATACGTTCCATATGATTATCAACTTCGTTTGGAGGAATATTACCAATATCTACTTTGAAGATTCTTTTTTCTGGAGCACGCATGATACGATGAATCAACATTGCGTCTTCCATCAAACTCAATTGTTTCCATACACGACGAGCACCTTCTAACATACTCTTACCATATGGAAGGAAGTTACTATCACTCAACAATCTAAAATGTGCAATTTGATAATTTTCTAAGTCTTCAAGTTTATTTCCGTAAGGAAGATTAACTTGAAACTTAACGAAATTCTTGTTTTCTAAATGTGCATTTTCTACACGGGTAACATAATAAGAACTTAATGGTTCAACCATGTATACACCATATTCAGGACTAATATGAAGTCTCAAATAAAAATCACCATACTTTACCAAACTACGAGTCCAACTCCATAGGTTAAACTCAATATTTAAAATATCATAGAACAAATTATTTAATATTTGTTTAATATCATCGTTAGAAGATTGTACTGAAATAATATCACCCAATTCATTTTTACTGGTACATTCGTCAGCATAAATGTCAAGTGCAGATGCAAGAATTGGATCCATGTCCATTGTATCATAATCACGAAATAGTTCTACACGGCTACTTTGATATGATAGATACGTTTCTAACAATTACGTCATTGCTAAACAGACGTTTAAGTCTGGCAAAAAGTGATCTATTCTTTAATTCTTGAAATGCTTTATCAGTCATATTTTACCGCCATATATATAAGTATTTATAACAACCATTTTAAGCTTTCTTTTTTACCATTTACGTTAGAGTTTGGACTAAACTCCCATGATTCGGCAGATTGACCAAACGGCTTTGTTAACAATGGTTGATTGTGTATACTGGTTACTTTGTTGATTCCAGACAACATTTGTCTATTATATTGTATTTGTTCGTTTCTCAATTTAAGAGCTGTTTCTCTAACCCACAATCCAATTGCCAATGACATCACCAAGTCATCATTATAACCTTTCATAGCCTCTGCTTTTGGACCATTCCAAATAAATACATTCAATTCTTCGTACAATCGCAGTGAATGAATTATTATACTTTTTTCTCTAAATAATGATTCCAATTTGCTAACCATCAATGGTCTATTTTTTGTAGTGGTGGTAAAGCCAGCTACTAGTTTTTTATCGGCAGTATTGAGTTTATTTGTATAAGTTCTTTCAACATCAACTATTGTTAAATCAGAAGCACTATAAAATGTATTTTGATAATTTCTGTCAACAACCTGTTGTATTGTAGCCCAACCAACGTTATTATTTTCTATCACCAACAACGCATTATTATACTCTGTAGCTATACTAACAAGCAAATTGCCATAATCTTTGGTTGTTAATTGACCCTTATATTCAGCAACCTGTTCCAATGACTCAACATCAAATACGTGAAACGAACTAAAATCTCCACCATCACCTCTTGCGCAGTCCGCAGTAACTATATAGTTCTTACTATAGTCAGGATATGACCATATCCACATATCTTGATTATTACCGCGCCTTTCAACTGGGTCTTTTATATATGTTTGTTTATAAAACTCTAAAATATCAACCGAAACAACCTGATTACCAGATGTACTAAAGTCACAATCACATTCTTGTGCTGCACCTTTTACACCAGATAATTCTGTCTGTTTATCTCTCCAAGATTGATCACGATCTGGATGTAAATGCCACGGAAGTCTTATTGTGTTGAATCCACCCTTACCAGAAATCTGGTTTGCTTCGGCTTCAACCCACGTTTTATGAAAGAAATTACCAACACCATTTGGTGTACTCAATACGATAGCTCTACCACCAGTACTCAATGTATATTGAGCAGATAGCCATATTTCTTCAACACCGTCAATAAATGCAGCTTCGTCTATGATTAGTAATGATAGTGCTGATGAACGACCTGCAGTACCAGCGGATGATACCGCTTTAATTTGAGAACCATTCTTTAATCGTAATGACAATCTATTATCTTCTACACATGGAACTTTTAACCACGATGGTAAATTGTCATTAGCAAAACGTACTTTGGTAACAATTTCCTTTGCGGTTTCTTGAGTAATACTAATACAAAGAATGTTCTTGTCGTTGTGGAACGTCATCAACCACAAACTATAAGCGGCAGTAAGAGTACTAATACCCATCTGACGGCTTTTGAGAACAATGTTTAATTGATTATCAACAAAGTCTTGTAAAGCTTCTTCTTGAAATGGATATAGTTCAAACCCAACAGTGCCACGTATAGGATGTTGAATCTTTACATACTTCTTCATGAAGTATATAGGATCCTCAATACACTTCTTATACTCTATTTTTATTATCTCTCTTAAGTTTGGCTGACTCATATTTTGTTTCTAATTCCACAATTTCCGCATCTATCGTTGATAATCTTTCATTGATAGCTTCTAAATCCTTGGTAACATCTTCTAATACTTTTGAAAAGTTTTCAGCACCACTCCAACGTTCAACTGAACCATCTTCTTCTGAAAATTCAATTGGTTTACCATGATTTTGTTCACACCAACTTTTTGTTTCTTCAAACTTTCGTTTGTAATCCTGCAATGCGGATCTTACATTTTTAAGTTCACGTATTTTATTAAATGTATCCCAGATACCAAGTGTTTTGAGACGGGTTTCTTCATTGGTAAAACACTCATAACACATTTGTGTTTTTGGCCAAACACGATCATCCAAATAACTGCCCCATCTAACATCCATATTACAACACGTACATCTTTGTTCTATAACAAGAGTTGCACGTTTTGAAACTCTGCGTTTACTACCATTTTTCCAAACCCATTTACGTCCTTGGCCATCCTCCCACTCTTCACCTTCTTTACGGGTTGAATTTTCCAAATTAGAATCATATCCTACTTGGACGAATGGACGAACGCCATCAACATAATCTTTAACAATATCAAGATTGCTTTTACCTAATGCTCTTTTCATAACAAATATGTATTTATTTTATTTCTTAAACTTACTTTCCAAACCTTTTATAATAAAACTTCCTGTAATTTTGAAAGGATTGTTATAGATATTTGGATCTCTAACCACGATTCCTTCATGTTTATCTAAGTCACCAATCTCACTAGTAGCATTCTTTAATACTTCATCTCCTAATTTGATAGTAGCTAAATAAACGATAGTATCATTTATAATTTTTTGAACGTCTTGACCGGCAAAATCTTGTGCAATATTCTTGCTGTTTGAAGCATTAATAAATTGTTCACGGGTGATGAGTGGAAGATTAATCTTTACATTTTTTAACCAATCTTTTAATGACTTGGTTTCAGCAACTTCTGTAGGATATAATGTTACTGGTTCTCTCAATACTTTGGCTAAATTTGGATCCGATTTAAATGATGTACCAACGCTGCCTAGTACTTTAAATCCATACTTCATTGCAACCTTATTTAATTTATTGATGTAGGACTGCATTGCCGCTTTATCATACGGTATTTCAACAGCAACACGGGATTTTACACTACCATCCTTACCAAATGTCTTTGGTTTGATCTCCTTTAATCCATGAATTGCTAAAAAGTTTCCAATATCACCATAACCAACTACGTTTGTTGTACCTTCTACATACTCAATATTAAAAAGTATATTTGGATTATCTAGTAAACCCAACTTTTTTAATTCGGATTTGGTACTTGGAATCGCTTCATCAAAAATATTGATTACTTTAGTTCCAATGCCAATAAATCCATGACCTGGTTCAAATCTATTTGGCAAATCTTCGGGTCTCATGCCCTTAATATCAAGTGGCTTTGCTGATCCACGATCCATTACGAACTGACCATTTACTAAACGAATACTAGCATTTACGCCATCGATTTTAACACTGCCACCACCTTGTTTTAGTGAATCAACAGCTTTAACAAATACGTTTACTAAGTCTTTGCCATTAGATGAGAAATCAAAAGGATGTGCCATATGACCACCAGCACCACCTTCTTGTATTACTTCGTTTAATATATTACTCAGCTTTATCATATGGTTTTAAAAATGTTTTATCAAATACTCTGATCGCTTTATCATACGAACGTTTGGTTTCGTCTGTATCATCTTGTGTAAATTGCCAATTCCAGAACAATTGATCTGGAGTTTTAAATTTGTAATAATCACCTAGAACGGATTTTTGTGTATCAACAACCTGTTTACCATGCCAGTTTTGTCCAACCGCAATAAATCCAGACTCAATATCTTGTACAACATTCTTTTCACCCAATGTAGAATGTCTATTTTCAATCCAAGTTAATCTTTCAATTAATTTCTGATAGTAACCATTGGCTTGACCCCATCTAACACTAGCAAAAAATACAACGCAATCACTTTCAAATAGTTCTTTGGTAATCTTCCAAAGTTCATCGTTTTTATTATTTAAACTTGCCCAACAACGATGATATCCGGTTGGATTCTTATCTTTATCTTTAAGCAACGCACCTTTTACACCACAATGATTTCCATCGTACTTCAAATTGCTACTAACATTACCTTCGCAAGGAGCTATATTTAAACTAGGTACTTCAATCAATGTGACTTTTTCTTTACCCAATAGTTCTTGTATCTTAATTGCTAATTGAGTACTTTTTGGAACATCGTCTTTGTGTTGACTCCATCTATTACTAGTAGTTAGTAATAGTACTTTGTTCTTGGTACGTAAATAATCTATAGTCTTTTTGTATTTGCGGGCATAAAGATCCATATCTTGCTCGCTTTGAGGAAGTTTGGCTTCTAATAATAAATCGTTTAAACTGATCATTTTGATAACTCGTCTAATTTACTTTGCATCGTCATACCACGAATTACTTCAGGTGTACCACCATTGTCTCTATTAAAATAACGTTTATAGTTACTTAGAGCCACATCTAATTTAGCTTTGTCAATAGGTTCTTTTGACAAAATATCCTTTACCATTTTTAAATTATTAACAACCAATACATTGGTATCGTTAATAACTTCATCGATTAATTTTAATAAAGATGGGTCAACTGCTTCTTTAACCTGTGGTTTGGTTAAATCTTCAATAATTTGAGTCAAACGTATCATAATATATAAATATACCACACAAATAAAAAACCCCGCTTATTTCTAAGCGGGGTTCGTTATTACATTTAACTCAAATTAGGCAGAAAATTGAGCGCCCGTAGGAAGTATGTTGAAGTCAAGGATGATGAATTCAGCAGTTCTAGTTGGTTGGATGAATATTTGACCATATAGGATATTTCTATCAATTAGGTCAGGAGTATTGTTTTGTTCATCCATCTTAACTTGATAAGCGTAGATACCATTACGTTGTTGTACTGATTCCAAGTAAGGATTTACGATGCTCAAGAAACGATTTCTTGTAGCAGCTACGTTTTGTTCGAATACCAAGTAGTTGCTTGAACTTGCGACGAACTTCTTCAAGTTGATCAACAAGCGACGAACGTTGATACGATCCAAAGCACTTGGGGCAATTTGTAGAGTCTTTTGACCCCATACACAAATACCTTGGCCAGGAAATGCTGCGATTGGATTTACACGACCTTCATACAAGGTATCACGTTCACTATGAGTCAAACGATCAAGTACTTGTACTGCGGTTGGAATACCACCACGATTTAGACCAGCTGGTGCGTACCATTCAGCAGCAGCGTTATCGTTAGCAGCATAAACTGCTGGCAACACTACTGAAGGTGGAACACTAATAACCTTGTTGGTATTTGTATCTAGGATCTTAACCCATGGATAATATGTACCTACATAGTTACTATCAATTGTTGCTACGCTGTTGATGGCGGAGTCAATCAATCCAACGGTTTGGTTACTTGCTGGAAACACAATGTTATCCATGATGTAGAAACAATCACCACGAGCTTCGCACATATCGATAGTAATCTCAGTTACGTAGCTGTGTTGTTCACGGAAGATACCAGGCAACACGATCAAGTTGATATCAAATTCATCAGCATTACCTAGAGCAGCAATTGCTTGTTTATAAGCAATACTACCTGGGCTGTTGATATTTGTACAATCTAGACCTTGTGTATTACCAGCGGTAATATCACTTCCAATAGCGATTGGAATTGCTGGCCATTGACCTTCAAATCCACCTTGGAATCCAACCAAGAACTTACGTAGTTTAACATAAGTTGATTCGTTAACTGGATCGTAGTTACTTGGAATACTACCACTCAATGTTGGAGATAGTAGTGAACCAGTTCCATTTGCATAGAACTTAGCACTATCAGTACCCCAAGTCTTGTCTTCCAAGTCGAAGTCAATGTTGATACCATTTACACTACTTGGTAGTGGTTTGAAGTATTGATATGTATCGTTATATACACCTACATTAGCAGATGATGTTGGATACAATGATACCAATTCGTCGTCAGCTTGAGGAACATCGTTGAAGACCGTACCACAAGCATATTTACCAGGAGCCAATGACCAGATACTTGCTTTGCTGTATCTTACTGGTGGAATAATATCTGCCAAAGTACCAGCAACTGGAGTTGAATAAGATTCAAATCCATATGGAACGGATACTTCTGGATATAGACCATCAGCCATTTCAATTCTGATGAACTGACTCAAGTTGGCATATGTACCAAACTCGATGATCTTACCAGCGAATGTAATGTAAGCATATCTATCACCAATTCTGCGAGCAACGAAGTTAGCAGATTCAGGATTTAGATTCAAGTTTTGATAAATTTCCAAATACTTTGGACGTTTATCTGTATCACTATAAGCACGTACTGCTAGTGTGAATGAACCCCAATCACTGCCTGGGACTGTACCAGACAACTTAACGTTGCTTATTTCAATCTTGTACTTCTTGTTACTCAAAGTACCATCACTTAGAGTATGTACTTTAAACAATTGGAACTTAGTTGGTGTAGAAGCAGCCGCAGCACTACCCTTAAATGGAGCAATTCTTTGAGAATAAATCCATGGAGTATAAGCATTTGTAATACCGAATTGACTATCACCTGCATTCAAATTTGTGCTATATTGATCAACAAACTTGAGTGGTTCACCAACTGCAAATCCTGTTTCAGGAGCAGTTTTAGCAGATAACTTCCAACCACCACCTTCTGCACTTGGACGAGTCTTTTCTGCAACGAATCTTTGAATACTATCATTGAACAACAAGTAGTTGTAAGCAGCTTCTACCTTTTGTCCAGCAATTTGTTTAGCAGGATTACCAGCTGTAGGATCGAATCCAAATACGTTGGCAATATAATTATTATCACTTTCATTTAGGGTGAAGTCATAATAACCATATGTGCCAGCACTTGTTGAACCATCGTCATTTGCGAAGTTATAACGCAAAATCAATTGATAAGCATTTTCGTTTGGATTGATCAATCCCTTGTATGGGAATACTGAACTTGTCAATTGACTCAAGGTTGATGTATCAAAACCAAATACTTCGTATCTGTTATTGAACTGAGTTGAACCATTTTGAGTATTATTCAAAACAGCCAACACCATCTTGGTTCTTGCAGAGGTATTTGGATTACATGGATCACCACCAGAATTATCTTGACTTGTGAATGTACCATCAAAATCACCATAAGCGCCACCTACTAGACCCAAGAATTGTAGTGATGAACCACAACTTGTTGAACTTCTAATAGATTTGAAGCTTGAGCTATATAGTGACAAAGTACCATTTACATCAAATGTAGTGGTATCGTAATCAAGTGTTACCTTACTACTTGAGATGATTGAACTTGAAAAATAAGCAACGGTTTCAGAACTTTCGTTGAAAGCTGTTGAGATCTTAACTTCTGGACTTACATCTTGTGATTGAACACTTGAACTTAGATAGTAATAACCAGCAAATGCACCAGCGGTTGGTGTTACACCAGTAATCTTTCTATACAAATATGTATTTGCACCAGAACTATTGGTTGTGGTTACTGTACCTAGATTTACTTGTTTACCGGCATACAATACTGAACCACTTAGTGATCCACCTGTACCATTATATCCAACTGGATAGTTACTTGTAGCTGCTTTTGGAGCAAACTTACCATTAACTACACCATTTAGTCTCAAACGTGATGTATCATATCTGTATACGAATGCACCTTGTGATTTTACATTACTAATCGTGGCGGTACTAAAATCTAGAACATTGTTTGCGGCATATTTACCAAATACCAAACCATAAGTTACATCATCACCACTTAAAGTATATGAAGAACTTAGATATTTGTAATAAGTTAAAGTATCCTTCAAATCATTCGTATTAAATGAGATCTCATATTTAGTTGCACCCACAGATGCGGAAACTACACCAGTAACAATCGACTTATCGTAGTCAAAGTTAGCTAATGTATATTCGCTTGCACCACCACTTGGTTGAACTTTCTTACTTTGTTGTACAACAGAACCACTAAAGATATAGCTGTTTCTTGTAGTTGCAATCTTGAACAATTTACCCTTACTACCAGATGCGGCTAGAGATGCTGATAGTGTTGAACTATTTGATGCATCTGGCCAACCTATTGACACTAGGAACTGATCTATTTCTGTATTTGTCGCGCGAGTTATACTCAATGATGAAGAAACTCTATTTGACACACTACCACGAAGACCTGTTGTACTTGAGCTAATTGCTGATGAACTATATTCAAGAATTAGATTTGATGTATAAGCATCACTATCCAAGTACATGAATGATGATGTGGTCAAAGCGCCCAAGTCACTATTTCTGTTCCAGTAACCTGGTTCAGCATATACGACCAATGGATTTTTTTGCCAGTATCCGGTTAGACCGCCGATACGTACAACGGTTACTACACCTTGTTGAATCAGATACTCTTTGGCTGTGTATGGACCATAATAAACCCCATCAGCTACACCGAAACGTTGCTCAAGCATCGCTACTTCGTGAAAATCTTCCACCTTCTTGTATTGGCATAATTTATTCCTTTCAAAAGTTATGTTTAATTTATAAATAGTGCCAGAAAAAGTGAACATCTCACTATTTATTATATCTTTTGAGTTTTAAATATTACCAAGTATTTTTTTTATTATATCTAACGATGAAATTTTTTCTAACTCATTTTTTGGAAATGAGTACATCACGTTATATTTTTCTCTGGAAATTTCATAATTATCACAATTTTCATTTAATGTAGTTATATTTACACTATATTTATAACGTGTTCCGTATACCTTATTAAACAAATCAATATACTTAAACCAAGTATTTGCTTCATCTATATTATTGGTTTTTAAATTAAACATGAAATTAAAATCTGTTATCTTGAATTGTAATTCATCTATTAGTTCTACACCGGTATCAATCTGAAAAGCATACAATTTAATAAAATCAAAATCTAATGGTATAAAGTCTAATTTTTTATACCAATATCCTGGTTTTACACCATCTGTAGAATAATATTGATGTTTTTCACTCTTCATAACATAATGCAATTCATGATTTAAATATTTTTGAGGTATATTATTAAAAGTTAATTTTGGTATAGATGTGGCGTAGTCTACGTTGAAATAACCATTTTTTGAATTCATGATAATTTATAAATTTTGTTGTTGATAATTAAAAGATCTATCGTTCCTTCCGATAGATGTTTCAAAGCATGATTTGGAGAGTTAATAATTGGTTCTCCGTGACCATTAAAACTTGTATTCATTAATACAGGTATCTTGGATTTAAAATTATATGACGAAAGTATTTTGTGAAATAAAGAATGTCTATCTTTGTTCACCACTTGTGGTCTAGCTGTATTATCATAAAAATTTATAACTGCAGGTATTTTATTAGCCCACTCTTCTTTAATTGTGTAACACAGAGTCATAAACTCCGATGCACGTTTTGATTTATAGACATAACAAATATCTTCAACATGTTCTTCCATTATAATTGGGGCAAATGGCATAATGTCATCACGTTTTAATCGTTGATTTATATGTGCATGCGTTTCTTTTCTAGTTGGTTCTACAATAATAGAACGTGAACCTAAAGCTCTTGGGCCATATTCTGTAGATCCATCAAATATACCAATAACTTTCCCTCCGACCAAATAATCACCAATTTTATTAAAATCTAAATCCTCTGAAATTATAGATTTACCAAAATTTGCTTGAAAATTATTTATATCGGCTTGTGTATCTTCAACGGATGTTTTCTTTCCAAAGAATACATTATCAATTCTTCTATTTGTAAATTGATCAAGTTCTACTCCATATGCAATCGCAGCGCCTAAAGACAAACCTTCATCGCCCATAGCAGGATAAACCCAAATATCTTTGAATGGAAGATATTCGTTTATCTTTTGATTTATTTTTACATTTGCAAAAATGCCTCCTGCTAAACATAGATTATCGAATGGACCATATTCATCATAATATTTTTTAATGAAGTCCAAAATTGTAATTTCACTTAGATATTGTAGATTATATGCAAGATTTCTTTTTAAATTTAAAGCATCTTCGTTCGATAATGATGCTAACAAAGATACATATTTTTCTCGTATCATACACGATGCTTTTATCATATCGTTTTTAACAAAGAAACTTAATGTATCAAATATTTTTTGATCAAAATGTCCTTGGGCTGCAAGACCCATTATTTTACCTTCATCTTTTAATGGAGTTAGACCAAATATTAAACACATCAAATACCACATATTTGCAATACTTCCATGTTTAAGTCTATTTCCAATTTCAATCAACTTTCCATTTTTTACAATATAACAAGCTGTTTGATTATCGTCCCTAGTTTTCCACGGTTTATAATGATCATAGTTTTGATGTGTCAGACTAGTCCAATTATCATCGCCACAATCACCACCATCATATGCAACAACTAATGTGTTTTCATTAAAACCAGATGTATAATAAGCGCCGCATGCGTGTGCATACTCATGTCCTATTAGTTTAACATCTCTACTTTTTACAATATTACGTATTTCTTCAAGTTGAATAGCTACAGGCTTAGCACACACAAATTTTACATTTGGGTCGTTGATGTCAAATTTAAAATCTTTTTGTAGAGATTCTAAACTAAAGGTTGGAAATATACAACCTGCGTGTGCTGATTTTATCCTAGTGAATCTTTCCTCGGTATAACACGCTATAATTTGATTATTTTCAATTAAACTTACGCCGGCATCGTGTGGACCCATGTAACTACCTACTATTTTCATAAATTATTATCTTTAATTAAACGATCAATTGTTTCTATAACCATTTGTGGAGTAATAGATTTGGTGCATTCAAATATTTCCTTTTTTTCGGATTTTGGACACCACATCCAATTACCTCTGTCAAAATAATTATCATTCCAACATCCGATACATACATTTTTATTTTGAACTCTGTATTGAGTATCAAATTCAGTATAATCATACGAAAATCCGCTTATCATAATTGTTGGTTTTTCGATTGCCCATGATAACCAAGATAATCCGGATGGTAAACCTATAAAAAATTTACTATGATAAATTTGATTCATACGTTCGGTTAATGGCATATCACCTGTAAGATTTATTGCGTTAGATGGCATAACATTCATATTATCACCATTACCCCAGCTATAGTTTCTATCTATACAAGCTACATCAAATCCTTTTTCATTTAAGTATTTTATCACAACATCCCAACCTCCCTTATGATTCCAATACTTACATTGAGATGTACTTTGTGTGGCAATAGTTACTGTTGGTTTTTTATATGGGGAGGCTTTTAATTCAAAATCTAACAAAGGACGTTCTGGAAAATAAGGTAATCCCAAATAATCTGATGCTACTTTTTGAAGAGGTTGTTTACGAACATCATTCACACATCTTTTTTCATTTATAGATTGATTATCTACATACCACCCAGGCTTATATGTAGCAAATAAGTCTGGTATAGATTCATCCATATTTAAAAATGTAATATTTTTATACTTCTTTTTAAAACATTCTATCAAATTTGGAATTTTGACGTATAGATTACAATTATGTTTTCTTCTAAACTGATCGGCCACCGGAATCCAAGATAATTGATCACCCAGCGCTGGTGTATCATACTGAATTAAAACATTTTTCCCCGTCAAATCCAAATCATAATCTAATATTGTTTTACCTGTTAAATTACTTTTAATTGTTAAGTTATATGGTATATAGTACGAATAATCACATCTTCCCCACCAACCATTTTTAAGCGTTGTGCTATATAGTATCTGATTTGTTATTCTATTTTTGAATGATACTTCAAAAGTTTCGTCTATATTCTCAGAATTTTTTATTTCTACAAACGCATTATCATTAAATGAATAATAAACCTCAGTCTTTAAAATAGGTTTATTTTTATTTTTAACTAAATTGTTATACACGATGTCAAATTTACTAGCGAATAATTTATTTGTATATTCACTATATAATTCAATAAGTTCATCTACACGTTTATTATAAGAATTATTTTTAGCCGCATTTAACGCGTTTGTTTTGTATTTATCATAATTATTTAATACATCGGTTATACCTTCTTTGATTTGTTGAACATTTCGTTCAACCACAATCATGCCATCATAGTTTTTATTTTCAAAAGTTCCAATTACAGGAAGACCACTTGACATCGCTTCTAGTAGAGTTAAGTTTGGATGTCCAGCTTCTAATTCAGATGCGTGAATAAAGATACTATGTTTGTTATATAACTCAATTAAACCATCTTCGTCTAAATCAAAAATTTTCGTTAATTTTTCATACTCACTTAACGAAGAATCTAATGTTTCAAAAAATTTCTTATTATTACTTGGACCTGCAATTGTAATTGGTAAATTTAATTCTTTTGCAGCTTGAATTGCAAATGTAAAACCTTTTCTATCATATGATTGATTATTGGCATAACCATTATTTGCAACACATAATAATTTGTTGTTATCCTTAATATATTCTTTATGTTTAAATATATCTGTATTTACCGCATGAGAAAAATAACGTAGTTTTTTACTACCAAAATAATCAACCAAATATTTTGCTGGACATGTAGATATAACACTATTCTCAATAGCTTGTAAATTTTCTTTGAAGACATTTGAGTCTTTGCCATACAAGTATGCATGATGATCATGTAGAGTAAATATATAAGGAATGCCTCGTTTATAACATTCATTAGCTAAATTAGCTACATGCACATGAACTATAGTATTATCATTATAACTTATATCATTAAGATATTTGATCTCACACTCTAATCCCTTTTTATTTAATTGAAGATAATAATCCCAAATTATTTTTTCAATAGCACCCCAACCATTTGGTGGAATTGGTAACAATCCTAAATGTACTTGCATTATTTTCATAGTTATTTAGCAGTAAAATGTCCGTTGTTTTTTAAGTCTTCTAGTTTAGAAAATACATGCGTAATTTCTTTTAAAATAGTTTCCGAGCATGATGTTTCAAGTTTATTTGATTCGTGTAAAGTATTTACTACTTTATATTCATTATTTGGTTCAAAGTCAACTTCAATATGCCACCAACCATCAGATACTATCTCTTTTTCTTGTTTATGAATCATCACATCATTTTTATATACAATAATTCTATTATATTTTTTATCAACTTTATTATTAAAACTGCTTATGCATACAAACTTATTTGGATTGTTTGTCATCGGTAATACCGATAGGTATTCACACATAGAGAACATATTAATTTCACTATTATTAAAAAATGACTCTTCATTGTTTGAATAATCGATGTATAGATCGTTCTTAAAATCTAATAATCTATTATAATAAAATTGTTCAAGTCCATTTGATATATTTTTTTCTTTAACAAACTTTTCATATGAACTTTGTGTAAAATATTCAAAATTTTCCAAATAAAATTCTGTATTAATAGCATGAAACACTGTTTTAAATGTATCCCCTTCTAATGCTTTGTCGTAGAAAAAGAAACCTTTTTTAGTTTTCATTAAATTTTTTATATATTCTAATTTTAGAAAATCTTTTTCGGATATTACAACATCATAGTTAAATGCAAACACGTTTTTATATCCTAATGTTTTAGCCAAAGATATTCCATTGTAATAATTTAATGCAACTCCTACCCCATGATATAAATTAGCCCTACACGATGGTAAATGTACTCTTATATCATGAAATTGATTTATAAACGACCAATTTTCATAAAAGTTGTGCGTAATCATTGGATTATTTTTATCATAAATACAATAATCTACTAACGTTTGTAAATCATTACTAACAGGATAGTGTGATGTCAAAATTACTTTGACTCCAGCTTTTTTAATTTGTTTTACAGCTTTGATTGTTGTTTCTTCAACTATTTTATAGTTTGGATGTGTTGATATAACAGCAATGAAATCTTTATCATCTTCTTTGTATGATGGTTTAACTCCCGACAATCTATCACGAATCGATTGAACATTTTTTTCAAAATTTACTTCATCTAAATAAGACACATTTTCATAACAAGAATATCTGTTTAAATAAACGGGTAAATTATAAAATAAACTCGCCATATTATAAGAAATAGCCTCTTTAATAACAATTGGTGCTGTTTCTTTATCGTTTGCATGACCTCTGCTAGTAAATAAGAACAAATCCATACAACTATAAAAGTTATGTACGTCTTTTCGTTCACCCCAAACTTTTACATTACTTGGTAAGTCATTAATCAATGGTTCCCAATAAAACTTAAAGTTATCAGCCATATTTCCAATACAATGAAACTGAACATTCTCGTATTCCATTGCTTTGGCATAATCTATAAATTCTTTTTGATTTTTACGTGGCGTAAATAAACCAACATGCATTACGTGTCTTTTACTAGGATCTAAACCCAACTCCTTAAGACCCAGTTCACGATTCTTACGAATTTTTACTTCTACCGGATATTCTATCACTCTAGAATTAACCGGAAGTTTCTTTACATTTTGTTCTTGAAACTTGCTAACAAAAAGAAATTGATCAGGCAAAACTCGTTTATTATCAGAATTGAAACTGCTATCGTGTGATGTTTCTACAATAAAATATTTTCTATCCTTATCATAAATCTTAGACGCAAGAGACATATCCATGAAATACTCGGGCATTTCTTCAAAGTGTATAATGTCCGGATTTATTTTGTTGATAATTGTTAATATTTCTTCCTTGTTGTCATATAACGTGTAAAACCTAGCAGCACAGATATTTTTAATCTGATCACGTTGTACCACAAACTGTCCGCCTGTAACATCTGCATATTCAATGCAGTGTACATCATAGTCTTTAATTAAAGACTTAATCTTTTTAAGCAGAAATTGTGGTAGGCCACCTGTTGACAAATGTGGTGCGACAAATAATAACTTCTTCATAGTTGTTTGATAAAAAATATAGTACCCATAGATTGCTTTAATACATAATCAGAATCTTCGTAAAATGACATTTTGTAATTTAATTTTGTAAGCCTATCTATAATTTTATTTAGTCGTTCATCTCTATTGTGAAATTCTAAAAATATAGTGTGACAATTTTTAATAAAATCATTAGTAATAGATTCAAAAAAATTATATTCAGATCCTTCTATATCTACTTTAAGAAATGTAGGTAGTTCAAGATCATTTATATACGCAAACGTCTCCAAATTAATAGCAGATACCACATCCATGCCACCATTATCAACAATAGAACACGCCACAGACCCAACATCTAATGTACCTTCATTATTACCAAACGAAACACGCTTAAAGTCATTGGATATAGCCTTTTTAAACAAAGTTACATTGTTACAATATTTCTCACAATTGTATTTGAGATAGTCAAATATATTTTTATTTGGTTCAAATGAATATATTTTTCGAACATCTTGATTAGAACAAAACAAAGAAAACGCACCTATGTTAGCACCCAAATCATATACAACATCGTTTTCATTAAGATTGCATAATGACTTAAACTTATTATTATATAAAAATGTTATAAATGGATGATATGTAACATCATATGGATTTGACTTTAATTTGATATTAAACTGAGTTGTATTAAATCTATATGTCTTTTTGAGAATTAAATCACCATTAACGTTATGTATATCAAATCGGATACCTGGATGATTATCACCAGCTTCAGTCACATTAATAGGCCATCCATATTTCCAAATGTTGTGTTCAGAAGACATTTTAACATTTAAAATATTAGTTGTTAAATCTGTATCTAAACTCTTTACTATAATAAGATAGTCTACGTCAATTCCAAAATCTTTGAAAAAGACACACTCACCATCTTCTGCTATTGTAAAATTTAGTGTTTTATTTTCTATGGTGAGTGTGTCTGTGATTTGCATATTATTTATATACTACTTTGCTATATCCACCTTCTTTTTTTATTTCAATCTGGTTATCAACCATATCACGCATCTGATCCAAATGACTGATCACCCAGATAAAATCAAACTGGTGTTTCAAGTAATTAAACAAAGCACCCATCTGACCCAAGTGATCACTATCAGCACAGCCAAATCCTTCATCGATACAAATAATATTTGGTCTTGGTAGATTGCTAATATTAATAAGTGACACTCTTATAGCTAAGCCAGAAATAAACTTTTCCATACCGCTAGCCATTTCAAGAGGCCATTGCTTATCATCATAAACAATGTTAGTCATAATATTCTTACCATCAGTCTGTAAGGATATAGTAAATTCAACCAATTGATGTAGGATATTATTAACTTCTTTCTCAATTTCAGGCAAAGTTTTTGTGATTATTTCATATGGTATACCATCTCTACTGATTATACCAGTATATAACTTATATGCTTCATATGAATCCTCCAACTCCTTTACCTTATTTAACTGATCAGTTGTGGTTTTGTGCTGTAATTCCAATTTACCCCTTTCTGTGGACGAGTTAAACAATTTATTGTTGACCAATTTAATCTCTGATTCAATGTTTTTAACAATAGATTTTACTTCATTAACACTAACAAGTAGTTTAGAATTGTTTTCAATGATATCTTTGTTCTTATAAAAAGTATCAATGTTTTGAATTACTCCATTTAAATCATTTTGTAATCGGATTTTGAAATTTTCATCACGTAATATTGCTGTAGACAAAACTTCTTTAGCCTTTTCCAATTTAACTATTTCACCATCAATGCGTTGACATTCTTTATAACGAGATTCAATATCTCCAAATACATCCAACTTAGATTTAATAATATTGTATTCTTCTACTAATAGTTTGCCATTGTTTTTATCAAGTTCAAGTTCTTCCTTGGTTTTAATAGCATCTTTTACGAAGACGTTGTTTACGCAATATGTACAATTAGGATCATACTTGTGATCTTCCAACTTCTTCAACTTATCTATTTTGTTTTTAACTACTACTTTAAGTTTTTCTATTTCAGAAGACTTTTTGGACTCGTTATCCTTACAAATCTTATATTGATCATAATCATTTTCGATATTTTCACAATTCTTTAGAGAAGAAGATAAATCTGAAAGTTGAGCTTCAATTGTAGAGAATTTAGTCTTCTTTTCGTTTATATCACGTTCGAATGTGCCTATTTTAGATTCTAATTGTGTCTTTTCAGATTCCAATTTAGTAATATCAAAATCAAAAGTTGCGGTCTTTACTATATCATTAGACAACTCTAATAACTTATTATTTTGTTCTTCTTTCTTGACTTCAAGATCTTTGATATCCAGATTATATTGAAATATGTTTCTGTTATTTAGATCAATACTACCAGAAACCATTTGTAGAGTTTCTGTTAACTGATCTTTACTAACATTCTTCAAAAGAGTATTGGTTTCCTTAAAGTTTTCATTGGCGATTGTATACAATTGATCAAAAACATTTAGTCCCATGAATTGGCACAACAAATCTTTACGTTCAGTCTGACCAAGATCAATAAATGATCCAGCCTTACTATTTTGTATACTAAGAACGGTCAGAATAAAATCTTCGTATGTACCAACATAATCACGAATAATATCGTTGGTGCTACGACGAGCTTCGCCGTTTAATGGAACCTCATTTCCGTTTTCAATTTTGTAAAACTTAACCTTTACTTTAACGTTTCCCTTTTTATCGGCTTCACCTTCACGTTCAATAAAATAATCAACGCCATTTACTTCAAAATTAAATTTGCATTTGAAACTCATCTTTTGAGTATTCAACACATGAGAAGCTTTGTATCCTTTACTAAACTTATCAAATACACAAAATGCCAAAGCATCCATGATACTAGACTTACCGCTAGCGTTTGGTGCAAACAATCCAATAGCTCCTTTTAATTTGGTAAAATCAATGTAATTGCCTTCACCATAACTAAACATATTGTCAAATTCAAAAGTCTTAGGCTTCCATCTAATATTCTTAGGAGCTTTATCCTTCGGAATCTGATTGTTTATAGTCTTATTTAGATCCTTAACTTTTTCGATAAGATTTTTCTCTACCTTCTTAAGAATAAGGTTATCTTCAATTAATTTGTTTTGATAGTCTACATCAAAAATGTTATGAATATCAAAGATCTGACCATTCTTTAATGTCAAATCATTTGTTGGTTCATCAACACGAATAAATGTACTTTCTATAACATCACACTTACCTTTCAAATCATTCATCACTTCTTTTACTTGTGATGGAATAGACTCATAACACATGGTTCGTATACGAGCCTTCTTTGGAATATTAGTAATATCAGTTACCAACTTACCCTTGTTGATTTCAATCGTATAAAAACCATAATCATTGATTAATTCATAGTGTTTAAAAACTCTACGCTTTAGATCCCATAGAAGAAATCCGTGTCCTTTGATTTCTTCACCATGATTTTGTTGAATCATAGAACCAGCATACACAATGATGGGTTTATTATCAACGTCATCAAACTCTTGAAGGATCTGATGTTTATGAATATCACCAAGCATAGCCATGTGATGGCCATCAAACAACTCGTTTGTGATAGATCGACTACTAACTGTATAACCAACATCGGTTACAGCGCTGTTTACTGGACCATGAAACAATGCAATGTGGTGATCGGTTTCATTCTTATATTTTGTCGCAATCTTTTCATACAACAAGTATTTCTCGGGATCATCAAATACACTGAAATTATTGAAAAGAATATTTTCATAACGAAATACATCGGATTCTTTTAGATAATACAAATTGGGATGGTTAAGACTATCCACGATGGGAGTCAAACAATCTAATCTGGCCTTGTTGGCTAGTGTTGCATCATGATTTCCAGCAGTTAAGATAGTAGGAATTCGGTCTGCACAATTCTTTAAAAAGTCACTTCCGATTTTTACACATTCAGGACTAAGATCCGATTTATTGTGAAATATATCTCCAGCAACTACCAATACAGCATTGGTTACTTTTCTTACTTTGTCCAAAGAATCGTAGAATTTCTGGAAAATAGAAACATATTCGTCATGTCTCTTGGTCAAACGAATATGAATGTCTGCGATATGAACGACATTATCGATCTTTTGGTTGGTATTTTTTAATACTATCATAAAATATTTTTGAGCTTCAAACTATATAACTCACTTTCTGTAAGTCTATCACAACTATCTATAAATTGCCAAGTTTTTTTATGTCCTATTTCATTCGGATCTTTTCCTTCTAAACGAATCAAATATGTATCAATATTATTTTGTAAAAGAAATTCACATATTCTAAAACTGGATGTCAGAGCATCATTATCGAGCAACACGTTAACCCTCGGTGGTCTATAAGTCATCAACTTGATCTTGAGTTTATTGGACAAGTTCTTACCAAACAATGGAACAGCGTTGTATTTTACTGCAAACGCATCAAATACACCCTCCACAAGAGTTACTGGTTGATTAAAATCAGTATACAATTCAAATCCAACAATATCTTTCGTAGCCTCACATAATCGATACTTCATCTTACTCTCGTAAAAATCTCGTCCGCAGTAGAAGTTTAAATTACCACCATCATCATATGATGGAACAACAACTCTATTTCTGAAATTACCATCTGAACAATATCCGATATTATATCTTACAATCTCATGAATAGTTAAACCTCGTTTAAAACAATATGCAAGTGCGTGCTTATACTCTATATCAGAGTTATCTTTATAAAGAGGTTTAAATCCATCAGGCAACATCAACTTAATTTCGGTCTTCTTTGAAGCATCATATTTAATTTTGTGTTTACAAAGCAACTCAAAATATTCTTTAGGAGCGCCGATCTTCTTCAAGAGAGTTGAAAAACTCTTTCCGCTGAAATTACAAACCCAACAATGATAATATCCAGTATTGGTATTAATATTCAGTTTTCTTTTATAAAAAAATAGAGCTTCATCACCACCTTTTTGTATGGATGGTTTGTGCTTGAACAATTTTGTAAGCGTATCTATTACGGAAATTTCTAACATAACGTCTCGTCATAATGATACAACGGATATTTTAAAGATCAAGTTATTTTATAAAGCGAACAAACAATTCCATCGTACATATCACCATTTTTTTCATCCCAGTTACCCTTTTTATTCAATATGGAGAAATCTTTAACCTCTGGAATTAATTGTTCTAACTCTAACTTAACAAAATCTTTTGACTTGACACCCTTGATTCTACACTTACCAAACAATTGTTTACGCATGGTATTTACAGATAATAAATTGACTTTCACTTTGAAATGTTCTTCTATAATATATGCAAAAACGGCATTGTGTCTAGCTAATGTTATAATAACTTGTTGTGATGTAAATCCACCGGCAAAACCACTCAACGCAGCTTCCAAGTTGATGTGGTCAACTTGTTTCATCAACTTGTTTTTTTCTAGTGTTTCTATAACATGATAAGTTTTTTCCTTAGTGGTTTCAAATTTCTTTGTATCAATAAAACCAGCATCAAGTACCTTACCATTTTCAGAAAACGCCCATCCTGTGACAGACGTTGAAGAGTCTAATCCTAATATAACCATTTAGAATATATATCAACGATTGATCACAGCGCTACCATATTTTGTAGAGCTGAATCCTTTTAGATATACAGATTGTTGACGAGAATTTACACCATCACCGACATCTTTGAATTCGGTTTGTTGTAAACCCATTTGCAGTTTAAAACCTTTTGTCTTTGTATAATTGGTTTCAAATGTGGTACCACCCAAGGATATTTCATTGGCACCATTGGTCTTAACATTTTGTTGAACATTAAATGCACCACCGGCCTTTTGTGTCTTGTATCTATCAGCTAAGCTGACTTTACTAGATTCACGATCAATTATTTTGCTATCTGATGAGGTTGCCATAGTTTATCCTTATAATAATAAATATAATTAAGTATCCCATTTAACAGCAATATTAATAGGTAAATCACCACTATTTTTAATTGGCTGTGCCAACTTAGCTATTGCTACCAAATCAGCGCCACTATACAATCCTACTTGGGTAATATATGGAGCTAAATAAGAACCTGTTGGATCAATAGATGAACTATATGGATAATTGAAAAAGTCTTTCTTGATATAGTCTTTGTTACCTTTTCCAGTATTATCATTCAAAAACTTAATCATTCCATCGTAAGTATTTCTCTTACTATTTGGATTTGTATAATTCTTATAATTTTGATATGTTAGATTATTAATGAAATATTTCCAAATTGCATTTCCATCTTGGAAGTCTACTCTTCCATCACTATTAACATCAAAATTCTTAGTTGCCAAAACACACTTCAATTGTTCCGTTAATTTATTGTCTTGGAATCTTGATCCTGACAAATAAGATCCGGTATATGGAGTTGTGATGTTATAGGAGCCACTATAAAATGAAAGAATACTTGTTTCTACATCGCCAGATACCATATTCTTCCACCATTGTTCACTTCTTGGAGAGGTAATCTTATAGTTAATATATCTTAGAATTAAATCCAAGTTATTAAAATCAAAGTCGGTCTTGTTAACAATTCCATAATTTATAAGACTGCCTGTAACAGCTGTAGGATTTGTTGAAATATTAAATTCACCTGGTTCAACAGTACAGATATATTGTTTTTCATTCAACTGAACTAAACTTTCATAATCCATGTAAATGTATGGTTTATTTGGATCAGTTGGATTTCTAGCTATTAAATTTAAACTACTGCCTGTATTGTTAATAACGATTCTATTATTATTATAAAATACATTACCAATGTTAAAATCGGTTTGTAAATCAGATGTGTTGTAAATATATGCACTTCCCTCAATTGCTGTATATGGTGTATTTGGTAATTCTTCACACAACGATACATATACAGGTGTACCGGTATCAGAAGTAACCGATTGTTCTATTTGAAGAAATACGACACTTGATGTCACATCACATCCTTCAAGATAGATACTACCTGTTAAATCTAAAGATGGATTAGTAACCAATGCACTTCCAGATTCGGTAATATATGGTACATCCAAATAATAATCTTTAAGTAATGGAACAGGAGAACCAATTACTATATTATTTCCATAAATTGATACGGATCCTCCAAATGCTTGAAAAGGACTATTTTCACTTTCTTTACGTTTAGAAATCGGATAACTAGTCATTTTGACCAAATTGGATCCTGTAACACTATAGTACAATACTTGCCCTAAGAAGGTCGATGCTCCGAAATCATTTTCATCCACGATATTTTCGTAAAAATTCAACGACCCCGATATAAAAATTGAAGCAAATGGATAGTATCTTTTTGGAGATCCTACTAATATATTGTTATTGTATACACACACAGATTCACCCAGAAAATTATCCTTGAATGTATTTTCATCACCATATAGTTTTGATATTAGATTATAACTTCCTGTTGGTGCAGAATCACACACATTTGTAGAATACACATAGAAGGCGCCTCTTTGTCTTTGAATAGTTGATCCAGAATATTCGTAATAAACTAAATCTGTAGGCGCACCAATAACTATTATTTTGTCGTATATTGATACGGATTTACCAAAACTTGAATTTTGTAAAGAAATAGGATACCAATTAAATATGCTATTTTCAACCGATAATGACCCGGTTACTTGCGCAAATGATTGTTTTAGTCCCCAACCACCGGATGAAGATTGATACAAATAAACTTTACTATTTAGAAGTTGATTGCTTCCAATAACAATTCTATTTTGGTTCTTTTTATCGATGGATACTGAATACCCAAACCCATATTGATTTGGATAGATAGATGTGTCAGGATTCAAAACAGATTCCAGTTTATATTTTGATGCAGAAAATTGATAAATATATACTCTACCACGATTATTATTTTCAGAAGGTGAGCCAATCGCTAAATAATTGTTTGTTATACTAACTGATGTACCAAACGAATTAGATCCGGTTAGTGTAACAAATGGTTTATTTGAATATGTTTGAGTATTAACACTTTCGTCTAGGCAGTCAGAATCTAATACTGGTGATCCACTAACTACATTATAATTAGAGTCAACTACATACACATCAACAAATGACCCTTTTGTTACACTAGCTGACAATACACTATTACCCACGGCTAAAAAGTAATCAGATAGATCTACGGATTCACCAAAACGTGTACTATAAATGGTTTGAGTTCCTAAACTTTTTGTAAATGTATATGATGCCGAATAATTTGAGTTAAACGCATCTCTTTTAATTAAAACAACTTCACCAATTCTATAAAATCCCTCTGCGGGATCATAATCATGTGTAGGAGGGTTTCCTACAGCAATATAATTATCATTGGTTGCAACTGAAGTTCCATATCTCTCATTGTATATATTAGTAAGACTCATGATATTACACTTGCTAATCCGTAAGTTCCTTTTTTAATCAATCCACTATTATCCGAATTAAAACTAAAATAGTTGACAAAGTAACTTCCAGATAAATATAAGTTATATTTGCTATCATCAACAATATATCCTATTATGTCACCACTTTGATTATTTATACGTACTGATCCTGGTCTAATTCTGTCACCAGCCTGAGAAGATGCAAAACTAAATAAAGAAAATTCATTGGCCAAATTTAATTTGGCATTAGATGTATCATACCCATCAAACCCAAATATATCATATCCATTATTGTAATTATTATAATACATGTTTTTAACTGTATTATAAACTTGTCCTTGATATGTTCCTATTGAGTTTGTAGGATTGGTTTTAACATTATAAAACTCACTTTCCTTTGGATAAAAAACTACGCTGGCAGTAATATATTTACCAATTTCAAAATTTGGAATGATACCAGAATACTGAGACTCAGCTAAGTATGCTTGATTAGTGGTGTTTGGTTCACAACTACCAGATACGTTATAATCACACTCATCGTTTAATATTAGAATTGGAAAGTAATTTGTATCACTATCATTTCCTAATATCAAATCAGTAACGATATTGTTTACATTCTGTGTAGACGCTACAGAGAATGCAGTGACAAGTATATCTTCGTTTTTGAAAAATTTAATCATCCTAATATAAATAGGAAGATTTATCGATAATTAAAAGTCAATTCTAACTTTAATCAACAATTCGTTGTCGAATGATTTTTGTGTTGGACGACTTAGCTTACCAATTGCTAGTAGTTCGTTGTTAGTATCGTATAAACCAACCGATGTAAGATAAGTACGAGGGTTATTTATCAAATCTTGATAAATGATTGTACCTTTTGTTTGTCCATCAGTACCATCTGATACAAATGTTGGATTATTACTATAATTAAACTCTTTATTCTTAACACGAACGAAGTAATTTGTAGATGGTACAAATTCACTCTTTCTTACACTCATCAATTTGGTTGTTCCTTTTAATGATTTAAAAAAGTCTCTGGTCCAGACTCTCCAGTGACCATCTACATTTGTAGATGTTGAGTTAGGAAAACCAGCTCTGTTTGCAATTTGAGAATTAATTCCAACACGTTTTTGTAGGTTTATTGCGTTTAAAACAACTATACCATTTGTTGGATAAAACAAACCAATTCCTTCATATTGAATAGTACTATTCTTTAAATATGGTGTTGGAACACCATTAATAATAGATCCGGAAATTATGTTATATACACCAAGAGACTTATTGACAACTTGTGAATCATCAATGTAAGAATAAATTCCATTTGCACCGCTTAAATTCAATTGAATTTGACCTGGGTCAATTTGATCCTTAAACTTATCAGCTGAGAAGTTAACTGCAAATATTGCTTCACTATCAACAGGATTGTCCACGCTTCCAGAAGCAAAACTAAATAATGTATCGCCTGGTTGAAGCAGTGTATTCTTGTATTGTGTATAAATAACCTTTGTTTCATTGGTCAATACAGGTACAGAATAATTTGGACTATCATATTGTGAACTGCCTGTATTTGCGTAGTCACCATATGCAATCGCAAAATATTGTTCACTGCTATAATAAATATCTAAATAGTATTGACCATTCTTAACATCGTATGGTGATGATCCGGTCAATTGACGACCCTGTGTAGATGATGTTGTGAAAAGAGATTGACTAACCTGCAAATCTCCAGATCCGAATAATCCAGATGAAACCTGATCTTTTGTGAATTGACTAAATATCATAATTTATTAAGTTGTTGGTACTGTTACGGTAACGTTGATTGCGGTATTACCACCACTTTCATTACCAATGATTGTAATGTTTGTTGTAGTAGTCTTTGAGAGAGAAGCATTTGGGATGAATCTAAACTTATTACCGACCACGGCTTGTGATGTATTTGATGCTAGATCCCCAGCAAATGTTGGAATGGTTGCGGTAGAAGAATTAATACTATTAGTTTCGGTTACAACCAATGTTCCTACGTTCTTATTTGATAATATTGCGGTATAACCCAAAGTTACGTTATAAGTTGGATTGGTACTTGGACTCAACAATATTTCCCCAGTAAAGTCTCTTGGAACATTTATAGAAGAAATGTTCAAATTGATTGTAGGTACAGCCGTTACACCATCGTTCAACGTCACCAATTTATACTTCATCAATTGAGATTCGTCTGTAATTGGTTCCATGACGGGTGTATTGCGAATAGCTATATCATAGTATGCGCTACCAAGTGGGTGGTTTGGATTAAATTGCGTATAGTCGATTTCATCATCGGCTAAAGCAAACGCGGTGATGTTTAAACCACCGGTTTTTGATAAGATTTCTCTACCCTTCTTAGTAAGTATCGCGTTTACCGTAAGAACGTTGTTGTCTAAATATGCCATATATAATAATTATCTTTAAGTTTTGTTTTTTTATCGAAATTTGTAATTATAAATTCATAATATACGTATTAAGACTTGAACTGGTTTCAACAGATGCGGTCAATGGTAATTGTACAAATATAGATTGTGGACTACCAATTGATCCTGTTAAAGTGCCATATTTAGTAAATGTACTACTGGTGACTTGTAATGACAAATATCCGGGAATAGTAATGATTGGTGAAGATCCATTTGGCAGACCACTTCTATTAACGGTTCTGGTGTAATCATTTTTACCCTTTGTAAATGAATAGTATGTCAACTGACCCTTGCTCTTATCTAGTTTGACACCATTACTGATTCTATATATAGACCCACTAACCGCACGATATCTATTTCGAGAACCAGCAAATACAAATTTACTTAAGTGTCTCTTAGAGTATCCAGAATCCATATCGCCTTTGTACAGATCTTTATAAACACTACTTCCTGTTATAGATCCAGATCCTATGGTTTGAACTGCAAAATAACTGGATGTAAATCCTACCACAGATGGTGGTCTATTATTTGTCATCAAGTAATAATCATTTTTGTTAATTTTGGTTATATCCTTGATGTAAGGTCCATCTTTATCAACACCAATATCCTTACCATATTTACTATATACGAAATCTCTTACATCATATGATGGATTGATTTCAAACATAGAGTAGTTATACTGATCGTTATCTGTATCAATATCATTTGTTTCAATTAAACTCACAACCCCATAACTTGATGTGTAATTGGTATTTATCAAGCTGGATGTAAAAGTAGCATAATTGTTAAATGTAATTAAACTTGAAGATGATGCTAGTGGATTATCAGGATCCAAAGCAGTCACATCAACATTTCTATAATTAAATTTTACACGTTCAAATATTGATGGCTCCAACAATATACCACGTTTTAATGTAGCTCTTTGTGGAGTTAATTTTTTAATAAAATCAAATATTGAAAAATCAATATAGAACTTATATGTGCTTAAAAATTCTTGTGGATAGATGTATTTTTCATTTAACTTAGCAAACTCTCGTTGAAGTGTTTTCAACTCAGGATAACTTTGACTGGTTAAATAAGCTGGATTACCAATAACATCTGTTATACCTTCTTTACCCAAAAAGTCTTCAATCTTGGTATTCAAATATTGATACGGAGTTATGTAATAACCAACCAAATTAGAATCTGCACCAATTACATCTTCGGTATAAGCGGATTGTTCAGATGGTACCAAATTTGTATCCAATATCAAATCAATTTTATTGATCTTACTATTATTTCTATAATTTGGCCCAAACTTATTGGAATTAATAGCTTGTTTTAAAGACAATTTTTCAAATTGATATGGAAACTTAGTAACTTCCATTGGTTTACAAATTGGATAACCCAATGTTTCGATTTGTGCTGGGAAATTAACAGCATAAAAGTTATTACTATAGTAAATGTTTTGATTTGGGATCAATTTTATAGATGACGACGAATATAAACTGATTGGAGTATCAAAACTCCAAACATATATTGCATTTTGATATTCTCTTTCTTTGTCATCAATTGCAAAAGAATTGATATTATAAGAATGTTCATTAAAGTTGTCTATGGATACAGGATCCAAATATACTTTAATCTTATCAATGTTACCAACAAACTTTACAGATGAAGAAAAATTACCAACATGATAACTACCACTTGAAAAGTACTGATTGTGATCATATAAAATTGTTGAATTCTTCTTGGCCGTAAAGTTTAGTTGACTGCCATAGTATTGATTGATAGCCAACGTATAAACATATGGTGCGTACTTATTTGCAGCGGATGATGTTATAGATTGTGTTAATGGACTATAATTGATCGTTGTTTGTGGAGTATCAAATGCACCAGGAGCAATTTCTCTAGTCAATAATATCGTATATACATCACCATTTAACAATGGAAGTTCTTGAAGAACAATTGAATTGGAATCTGTACCCTGTGGTTGAAAATTAAATATCAATTGACCACTAATTTTCTGTATGGATTTCTTGATATAAATTTCCCAATCTACATTGTTGTTTCTATACTTCTTAATTAGTGGAATTCTATCTAAGTAATTATAATTGTTGCTCTTAAATCTAAAAGAACACTCCAAAGCTGATAAACCAGTAAATACTTCACGATATGATTGTGTAATACCAGATGCTGTGCTGCCTGAATATGTCGCACCATTTGGTTGTAATTCAAATTCACTACCTGTATAATTAAATGTTATGTATTCGTTGTTGGTAAACTTAGACATATACACAATATCATCAAAGTCATAGAATACTTGTCTATTTACCAAAACATCACTACTACCGTATTCAACGGGTTGAATCAATTCGGATGACACACCAAAAATACTTCTAATTAGCTCATATGAAGTAGCAGTACCTTTAGTTTTATACACACCACTCATGTTGTTTGCAAATCTATTTAATATAGATTTAGCATAATCAAAATATGATGATGATAGTGAACCGGTGTATTCTGTATTGTTGAATAATAATTGTCTTATGTCACTCTTTTCAAACTTGGTATTATCAATATTCCAATTGAATGAATTTAATAGCTCCTCTATATAATTCTTTGGATAGTCATTGTTATCATTGTAATTGATAGGATATGCTCTAGGAAACTTTTTAATATAAACTAAGATATTATCAAAGAAATGTCCCACCATCGAAGTAAACTTTATATAATCCTCAGATTGTGGATCATTTTTAAGATACTCAGGCAATTGATTTAATAAACTATCATAGTTGTCTCTGTCATATGACACACCATCTTGAATTTTTTCATCTATACTGGATGTATAAAAGAAAAGATATGATTCATATTCATCAAATGTATGAAGCAGATCCACTTGATTCTGAGTCAACGAATTATACTTTTCAGATAATGACGAAGATATAGCAGTATTAGATATGTCAGCTTGTTTACTAATCTGTTGCTTAGAAACATCATAATTGTTATACTGAATAATCTTATTCTTTGCAATCTTTGTTCTTAATTCGGCAGAAGAATAGTTAATAAAGTTATCAAAACTATTATAGTCTATCAACAAATCGTTAATCTTTTCTTTTAACGTTGTTTTTGCATAGAAAAGTGTATTTTTATCTAAATCCGCAAATGTATCATTTGATGGACTTATCTTTGGAACCTGAACTGAAAAATTAACACCATTTAAATATACCTTTCTAGATACACTATCGGCATAAATGTTAACTTTAAAGTATAAAGGCGCTATGGATATATTTGAAATCCAACATGTTGACTTAACATTATATTCAGTTGGAAGTGGAGAATCTAATTTTACTTGAACATTATCAACTCCATCTACAACGTTAAAATAACTGGTGTGACTAAGAATCTTTATTAAATTTCCATTGTCGAAGTTCAAAGCATTCTTGTATAATCCAAAAAATCTTTCATTATAGTTCAATAATAACTCATCAACCTGTGGTTGCAACCAATCGGTATATATTACTTGTATGAATAGATTAAGCGCATCTTGTAAATCAATAGGATTCAAAGATGTCTTTTGTACGATTCGATCTTGAGAAACTTTAGTTACGATTGTTTTGAATGCGAGTTGAATTTCCTCAGAGGAAAATTCAGTATTATTATACTGATATATAAAATTCTTTAATTGCTGTGCAATACCTGCAAATTTAACAGATTGATATGATAATACATCTGAATTGTCAGTTCTATTCAATACTAAGACTCTATCAAATCCAGTATATGAATCAATTATAAATTGAGTCAGATCTGCTTCATTTTTAAAACCAAGATTTTGACAAATCTTAATTAAATTTGCACTTTGTTTTTCCTTTGAAAAATTAGTTGATATAGGATTATTATTAATAATCTTAATCAAATTATCTTCTAACTGTAAGAACAAATATTTTTTGTCAGCAAATGATGTAATCTTTATTGCTGATAAAGCGTTAGATGCACTTGAATCCTTGTTAAATGCGAACGAAAGTCTTAACTCAGTTCTGCTTGGAGAAATCTCTTTAATTACCAATTTATTTGTTGGGCTACCCGCAACATTTCTGATTGGGTTATACAACAAATAATACAAACCAGGAGTTACTTGATTGAACTTTAAATCAAATTGTGGATGTAAAAGTATATTGTCTCGAAATCTGGTTATGTTTGTATTTGGATTTAAAACTCTATAGTTTTTTGGTTGTCCATTAATATCTAAATAATCGCCTTGAACTATACTATAAGTTACACTTGGAACGATTCTATCAAAAGTAAGTGGTTCTTGTACTGAATTATATAAACTAAATTCTACTAAATCGTCATCCGAATCTCCGAAGAATAATTCATCTGTACTATATTGTTGTTCGTACAATGATTGCAATTCGACATCAAAATATGAAGCACTTACCAAACCCGAACTTAGTCCACTTTCATTAATTGTTAAATAATTATAAGGCATATTAAATTATTGGTAAGAATGGATAGTCATCACTAAAGTCAGAAGGAACATTTCCTTGACCCAATTCGATTCTAAGTTTAATGATTTCATTTTTCATCGAAGCAATGACTTGTTTATCATCATTGGTTTCATATTTTTCAACCAAATCGTTGATAGTCTCATTAAGAATTCTATTTTCAGCTATAGACTTGTTATACTCTTCAAGTACTTGATCAATATTTCTGTTGTCAACAATATCTTCAGTCTCAAATTCAGTAAAAGATGTTGTATTGGTATCCACGATCTTTGATTCGTTGTAAGTAAACACCTTAAGTGGTATGTTGACATAATTCAAACTACCACTTACGGATTGTGTTACCGAATAAACTTGTCTTAGATTTCCAAAATCATCAAAGTTATTAGCGAACGTACCAAAGTCTCTAAACTTTTGGACATCAACCAAAGATACATTATAAACTAATGGTATATTTGCCATATCATCTTACTATCTTGAATATTTTGCCAGTATCCGCAATATCAACGGTACCATCATCATATTCTACTTTAATAAGTATTTTGAAATATCTTTCTTGTGGCAATCCTGAAGTATCAATTATGAAGTAATTTCCCATTGTGGGGTCACAACTTAACTTGGTGTATTGATCAAAGTCAATTAAAACTTCCTCAGACTCAGCATCTTTAATCATATAATATGATGTTTTTGGCAAGTACTTTGGAGTGACCATGACTGGTTGTTGATATGCTTTACTAAAAGATTTTAATGGATATTTATCTCTACCAAATACGAATACCTTTGGTATACTACCTACTTTATATGCTCCTTTTAAGTATTGTAGATTTATTAAATTGTCAGTTGAGCCACTGAGAGGTGCCAAACTACCCGTGTTAAAAATAACATCATCCCATGCTACGTCGATGTATGGTGAGTATATTGTGTTGGATTCCTTACTGAAAAATTGTAATAGTCCATCTGTATATTCTAATGGAGGTGTACTTAATTCAAGTGATGTTATTAATATTAACCCATTGTTTGGAATACATCCACACAACCAAGATCTCACAATAGTTGTAACATCCATACTCACATCACTTTGTGCTCCAAATGTGAATGATTGACTTGCTATCAGTTTAGATCCACTTAAACCAGGAAAGAACGATGAACTACAAATCCAAGCTTTTTTGTTTGTATATGTTTTTGGTGTATTATAATACCAAGTTCCGCCTTGATTCTTGAAACTAGCGGTCGCATATGATGAGGTTAATAAATAATCTATTTTTTGATAACTACGTGATAATGAATTTCCAAACCAAAGACCGCTACCAGAGTAGTTTCTATAATCCCAACTGGCTCCCATTTCACTTCCATCATTTGCATATCTACCATTACCATTTTCCCAACTTGCACTCAATGGATAAGCATAAATTTTATAATCTAAAGGTAGATTTCTAGCACCACATGCTTTCAAATTCAGTGTAAACTTAACATGTGAACTTGATATTTGACTGCTAGCAATTGATTGGCTCAAAGCATTCAAATCAAATTTAATTAATGTTCTAGAAAATTCTGGATACAACAAATATGTCGCAGTTGATGGTCTAGCAAATGTTCCATTGTATTTTCCATCAAAATATCCAATAAAATTGGTAACATCTGCATAATATAGTGTTGGAGATGTTGTGGTTTGAATCAATCCATAAAAATGAGATGATGAAAAGTTTCCAACGAATGATCCACTTGTAAAAGCTCTAACGGGTCTATAAAAACCAGTACAACATGGTAGACCAGTATTTGATCTACCATCAATAATACCAGTCAACTTTTTAAAACTACCCGTGCCAGTTACAGATGCGGTAAGAGGTGAAGTGAAATTTCTTGAACCAATTCTTAGTTGAGTAAATGATGATTTGGCTCTAATAGATCCTGAAAAACTTCCTGTTGTCCAAGATCCACTTGCATGAAAATAATTGTTTGCAAAGTTATAACTTCCACTAAATGAACCAGATGTAAATCCAGCAGATCCAGATACAAACAACCTCGTGCGTGGTATACTAGTTACATTTGATAATCTTCCGGTGAAGTTGGCAATAAATGTAGTATTTGAAATAGTATCGGTACTCAAGTCAAATCTTCTCCACATACTGCCAGAATACACATACAAAGAACTGGTACTATATGCCAACCATCCTTCATTACCATACGATTGTGTGGTTTGTGGTGGTGTGTGCCAATTTACATTTGTAAATACCGTTTTTGCACCTTTATTTGATGCATAGATTTCTAATATTTCATCAATACCAAAGTTCTTGTCTTCGTATTGTGATGAATTATTGATGTATGTATCTTTAGCTGGATATATAAATTTATGCATATTAGACTACCAATCCTTTTATGTCAGTGTTTGGATATTTAACCTCAAATACAGATGGATCCTTTGATGGATATACAATGTTATTTTGAGTAGCGATACTAACATTGTAGGCGACAGGTGAATAGTTACCATCGTCAATAGTTAGATTCTTTATTTTAATATCGGTAACAGATTGCACCCCTTCTATCTTCATAATTTCAAAATTTAATTGACTCAAGTTGATAGGTTGATTGAAACTCCATTTATCGATTTCAAAAAACGATTTTACCGATTGAATACAATTATTTAATACATCACGTTTATTAAAACCTTGAAATACTGAAATCTTAAATTCTACACCAATATTAATTATAAATCCATCGATTATATTAATCTTATCTGTTAGTATTCTATAGTTTTTTATGTAAGTAATTAGATTTTGAAGAGTTGCTTGATTTATTGTAGTCAAATTTTTATTTGTATCATACCCTAACAAATATAGATTGTTAGTAAATGGATTATTTGACTCCAAAAACTTTCTTCTATCCAACGGATTGATTGGGGTTAAATCAACATTAACATTATTATCGATTGATGTTATACCGGTTACTAACCCATTATATGTAACTTGTTGAGTTAAATTACTTTCTACATAAGCTTTGGAAATATTACCTAAATCTGGTGGTAATGCATATACTCTCAACAAAAAGTCATCTTGAGTAACCATTCTGTTTTGAGAGGAAAAGTTTAAAATTGCGTTTTGTCTAATCTCTTCATCGGACTCAGCATCATCTCCACCAGTTGAAGCTTCTTCATTATTTACTCTTAACGAATTTTTAACGTTGTTTAATAAAGAAATTTCACTATCGGTTAAACCAGTTGTGTCATTTTGAAATGACGTAGACGAAATCTTACTGATGTCTCCAGCATTTACATTTGAATTAACACCACCACCGATAATATAAGTAATTGTTAATGTTGTATTTGATGGGGATACACCATATGAATTACTCTTTAATACATTCGTACCATCCAAACTTATATTTAGATTTTTTAAATTAGAAAGAGCAACTCCAACGTTTGTTGGGTTTGGTACAATAATTGTATTTTCGAAATTTTCAGTATTGGCACCAAATTGCAAATAAGTAAAATTATTTTCGTCAATTGTTGTTACAAATCTTTTTTCGGTTCTTAAGTACTTTAGAATTTTTGGTGTTTCTCCTCTATACTTTGATAGAGTTTGATTTGTAAGCGGAACATTATCAATTTTTAAAGGAATAGTATCTTGCGCTAAATAATCAACCTCATAATAGTTGTTATTATTACTATCAACTATACTAACCACCTTTAATACGTTTGTTTCATCCAATTTGATTGACAAAAATGGTGTAGCTGCACCAACACTTACTTGTTTTGTTACAATCGTGCCTGAATAAGCCTTTGTTGATTTCTTTAACAAGAAGAATTGAGGAGCTCCTGTTGAGTCTCTATTAAAAACACTTATTTCTCTTGGTGAAAATAGTGTATCTTGAGTAAAATCGACACTTTCTTCAACTATAAAGTTTATACCGCTTATGCTCGATATTTGTGTAAATGGTCTTAGTATCAATGCATAACGTTCATCCGGAATATATTCGTTATTGGTTGTTTGAATTGATGGTATCAGTTGAAAAATGTCAACATTAGTTGCCGATGCGGATGAAACTTTTGGTTTATAACCAAGAAATTTAGCTAGGTTAATAATGTTTCTACGATCAACCGCAAATTGAATAAAACTCTCTAAGAATTGTTGATCGGTATAATATGATAACACATCACCAACATACGCAGCTTGTTCAATAAAAATTTGGCCCGGTGAACTTTCACTAAAATCTCTGTATGATAAAGGATAATATTGCTTGGTAAAGTCAATGAGTTGTTGTTTTAAAGATGTGAAGTCCCTATTCACATAGTTAACATCCTTTGTGTTTGTTCTAAACGTTTTGTTAATGAGTTCTGACATCAGATTCTAGGGTTTGAGATTGCTACATCCGTCGTTGCGGTCGTATTATTATAGGTAAACACGACGCTTATAAATATCTTATTCTTATCATTATTAATTGTTCCCGTGAAATTTTGTTCGTTAGATAATTGAACTTTTACATCATTTACAATCACGCCATTAACAAACTTATCAACATCACGTTGAACCGCATCCACAATAATTTCTTTTGATACATCCAAATCAGTCATCTGAAACAATAATCCATACAAACTTGAACCAAATGTATTATTGAATCGTCTTTCACCTGGTTTTGTTAACAATAAGTTTTGAATATTAGAAGACAATTGTTCTGCGGTCAAAGAGTTGGTTTGAAAGTATCCATCTTGACCGAGTGTAATTGGTAATTTTAAACCTAATGCTTTTTTAGCCATGTATTAAGCCTTGTTTTTCTTCTTGTCTATAGCCTTCATTAACTTAGAATAATCTCTAGTCATGGCTTGATAAACACCTTTTACTTCTGCAGGAGCATTTTCTGGAGCTTTTACAGGAGCAGCAGATTCGGTGATAACTGACTTGTCACCGCCTATGCTTGAAAATCCCTCACTCAATCCAACATATTGTCCTTCTCTCGGGATACCACCTTTTGTTTCATTCAAAATTTGATTTAACACCTCGTTATTGGTATATTTAACAAATTTTTTTGGTTGTGGTTCTGGATCAACTTCTTGTTCTGTAGATTCTTGAAGAATTTCCTCCATCTTAATTGGGGAGGAATCTTTAATCTTTGTTTTCTTAGAATCTTCAGACAAAATAATTTCAGCTAAACAAGATCTCAATTCTTTTTTAAGAATAGATTTTACTTCTTGTTGTACTATTTTCTTGATTACTTCTTTTAAGACATCACTTTTCATATGCTTATATATATAATTATACTAAACCAGACAGATTTTGATTAATATTTGATAATTGTTCTGTGCCTGCATTAGGCAAAGACATAGCTTCTTTTTGAAAATCAGATGGAGATGGAACATTTATATCGCCAGTATAGTCCTTTGGTTTTTTTATCTTTATCGTTTTAATTCTTGGTTGACTTGGAGGTTTTGGTATTTTTGGTTTTGCAACACCACTTTTAATAGATGATAACTTTGCGGCGGCAGCACCTAAAGCACCCCCAGCAAGTCCTCCTATTATTGCACCTTTACCGCCACCAGCTAAACCGCCGATACCAGCACCAAGACCAGTTCCAGCTAAAGCCCCTCCAGTTACACCTCCTAGTGACAATCCTGTACCAACCGCCGCTCCTCCTAAACCCCCAATCAATGCACCTCTGCCACCACCAGCTAAAGCTCCTATGCCAGCACCTGCTGCTCCACCTAGCAAACCAGCCCCCAAAGCCTTTTTAGCAGCATCAAGTTTAGCTACAGCTTGAGTAGATGTTATTTGTCCTGTTTTTGGATCAATAATTTTATCATTTCCTGCTATAGATGATGGACTAAATTTATCTGGATTCCAATCTTTACCCAATCCTTCAGTTTTTGACTTTAGACTACCAACAACACCTCCTAATGCTGCACCAGATAATCCACCAATTAATGCACCTCTACCACCAGCTAAAGCTCCTATACCAGCACCTGCTGCTCCACCTAGCAAGCCACCTGTTAATCCATTTAAAGCGGTGGTTGAAGATTGAACCTGAGATGTCACGTTGGATATAGATCCTTGTGTTTGACTTATAGTTCCACCCGCAGCACTTTGAACTTGACTAGTTGCATTACTAGCAACACTTTGAACTTGACTAGTTGCATTACTAGCAACACTTTGAACTTGACTAACCGTACCTGATGCTGTGCTTTGCACTTGGCTTGTAACATTTCCAACCGATGTTTGCGCTTTAGATACCGTTGACTGAGCTGCGGTTGCGTCTAATTGTTTAACTTGTTGTGTTGGTAGTTTTATATTTGGATTATCAACAACCGGAGCTTTATTAGTTATTCCCGATATTGTCTGTGTAGGTGGACCTGGCAATGATGGATCGGGATCAGTAAAAGGTTGTTGTCGTTCTACTTTTATACCTTTACCACCAATTTGATCAGCTAAAGTTTGTAGCAAAGATTCTCTTAGTTCTTTAAAAGCATTATTGAAGGCTTCACCTGGAGTCTTTCCAACAGCGCGTGTAGTCTTAAAAGAAGATGCTATAATAGCTCTCAGTGTTTTTCCACTAGATGTTTGTCTTGGAACCTTAACGTCTCCACTTAAAGTAACATTTGCTAAGTAATTTCCGGTTAATTCATCACGCTTTGATGTTGAAAATTTTCCACTTAAACTAAAATTCAATTCGTTGGGAAAATTTGCATCTGGAGATAGATTTTTTACAGAAATATTTGGGGTTGGAGCACCATCTTCTGTTATCGCATTTGGTTTTACAAGATCAACTTTTGAATAGAATGAGTTTATAGCTCTTCTATATTCGTTAGCATTAAAAACGCTACCATTCCAAGGTATAGTTTCTTCATAGGCTATATAATAATCACTCATAATTAATTTTGAAATTCAAATTCAATTTGTACTGGACCTTCACGACGATTTCTACCTTTAAAATCACCCACAACACCTTCACCAGTTACGGTATTAATCTTAACTGGATTACGACACTCAGCACCACTACCTGGTGGTTTAACACCATTGCTTCCCGGAGCATAACCACCACCTGTTAAAAATACTCGTCTACTTAATGTTTTATGCAAATTATCTCTCAACAATTTCAAGGTTATTTGTTGTACAGGAATTTGAGTTTGATCTGGATTTGCATCCATAGTATTTTGTTGATTTATAGCACCAGCATCTTCGTGACCATGTGGATGTGGATGTACGTGGTGATACCAATGAACGTGATCCAATAACCAATTGCAAAGATCATATAACCAGTCAACTGTTGTTTGTCCCAACATTGCAGGTTCGTTTGTTTCACCATATTGACCTAAAAATATTTGTGGGGAGTTTAAACATGTCAATCGATTTGTTGTTATTACAACCTGATCATTAGCATCGACTGAGTACTCATTATCAGTGACAACCGCATAACGTTGTTTACTGAAATGTAGAGTTTCTGCAAATCTACTACTCAACACCAATCGATCTGTGTTTATAACAATCTGATCACCAGTCAGAACAGGCATTACAAACTTGGTAGAATTTTCAGGATTAAACTTGGTTTGTTCTTCGGTTGGTTGATTGTCTACGTTTACAGCAAATATACTTTTATAAATTGTAGTTTTCCATTTAGACGATGTTGCACCACTTGATATTTCTATAGTACTGCCATCATGATTTATGTCTTCCTCAATTTGTCCACCATAATTCTTTTCTTGATCGACAATCTTTGGAATCTTTGGTAATTTTGGATGAATTAATTGATCTACATCGCTAGAAATATTTCTTTGTCTGTTTCTAATTGTGATTTTTGGATTTCCATATCCACCACTCGCTGATTTTTTAAATAGATTTTTATCAAGTATGTATGAAGAATCAGTTATATTTTTATCTATTAATCTATTTTCATCATAAGCACTAAATCTGATAGATTGACCAAACCTACTTTCAATCGCAGTATCTCCCTCGTATTTTTGTACAGATCTGATATAAGGATTAATAATAAAATAATTACCAAAGAATCCTGTTTGATTCAAATTGGTGAATACTGGGTGTGATACATAACTTTCTTTAAAAGGTGGTTTTAAATATGGAATCGCACTAGTGGCTGTGTCACTAGCTGATTTTTCTGTTACAAAATCTCCATTTGATCCAACAAAATTAAACTTACTTAGTGGTTTTGTATAAAAATAACTATCACCAATCTTTATTACCATTACCTGTTCGTTTATAAGTGGATATTGCGTGATAGTTGTATCCAACGGAATCGCCCATGGTAATTTTTCAACCGCCGTTTGTTTTTCCAAACTCAATATTCTTACCTTAGCTCTGCCAATATAACTATAATCTACGTCTGATGGTGTTGGAACGTTTGTTTTGTAATTTACAGGTATTTGTTGATATTTTATTGTTGGCGCTGGATATGCGTTAGGATCATTTTGATTTTTACCCATATATGGGTGGTTTTCATCAAGAATTATATCAACAACAACTGCGAGTTGAAAGTTTGGATTTGCAGACAGAATATTAGAAGGATCCATTGACTTAGCTGGTTGGCTAGTGTTCCTTACTATATCCATTACATTGGTTGAACTACTCATGTTTATTCGTTGGTTTTACTAATCTTGATAACTTCATCCATCAATTGTTTACGTTCTTCCTCTGAAATTAAGGTTTGTAACCCATCGGTTGTATTCTCGGACTTTGCAACTAATCTTTGCACTACTGCCGCTATTTTGATAAGTTGTTCATCATTCTTAACACCTACATCAAAGTAGTCTTTAATAAGAGGAACAATAATAACCGCATCATTAACAGTCTTTATCAACCCCCTAAGTTCAGAAACCACTATATCAATTTGATCCTTCTTATTTTCAGAATTCTTTACAATATCCTTGCAAAGGCCTGAGAAGGATTTTCCCTTGTATATCTCAAAATTTAGATCCATA